ATCCTAAAGAGCGTTGGTCATAATAAATAGTCTTATGAGAGGATTTAATTATGCCCACACTATTAGAGTATATTAATCAGTTACAGCGCGAACACCGCTACCGTGTTAAGATGGCATTTCAGCCGTCAGATCGCCAACTTGAATCTCTAGAGCGCCATATGAAAAAGTATGATGCACTAGAAGTTGGCCGCCCAGAAAAGCTAATGTTACAAGCAGTTCCAATGGACTTTCCACAACTTGGTGGACATGAAATTGTTATTGTTGATGTAGTTACACGCTTGCCAGTTAGCCCTCCAGTTTTGGAAGGCGAGCTAAAAAGTCTAATGTACATTACAGACGGATTACTTAAAGTATTCGGACGTAATGAACCAATCGAACAGCAAATCGAAGAAGAAAAACCAGAAGGTGAGTACGTACCACTAATCGGCAACGATGGTGCAGAAAGTACTGAGCAAGATTGTGCTGGCGACAAGTACAATCAAGATACATTAGCAGCCGCTGACAAAGCCGGTAAAGAACGTAAAGCTAACATTACACAAAACGTTGGTAAAATCACATCGGGACCTGACTATGAAGGCCCAGCCGATGGCAAGACTAGCCCAATCGGCACAAAACAAAATAACATTGCTGTTCCAGGCAAGGGAGAAAAATAATGACTAAGAAACAAGTAAATGAAAGCATCCGTATTGCCAAAGAAGGCATTGGTGAATGCTGGGATGATATGGCTGGTGTAACTGGTCAAACTCCCGAAGGCGAAGGCCCAATGACTGTTACTATTAACATGCCAGGCAAGAACATTAGCGTTACAACAGACAGCGCCGATGAAATTGCCAACATCTTAAAGCTAGCAGGTATTCAAGTTGGCGGCGTAGCCGCTGACGGTCCAGCTGAAGTTCCTGGCGAAATGCCAGATGCTGAAGAGCCGGCAGTTATGTACGTTGGTGCAGAACCAGCAGTAGCGGCTGACGATGTACCAGGCGATGTTGATGGTGACGGAGACCATGACATGGCCGACCATGAAGCAGAACAGGGTGGCGAATCTGAAGAGGAAGAATCTGAAGAGGAAGACGACGTTGAAGAAGCAGTAGGCGATGTTTCTTATACTTCTAAGGGCGGCAAAGTAACACAAACAGCAACAGGCTTAACACACCAAGCAGGTTCTGGTGTTTACGGTGGCACTGAAACTGATGATGAAGAAGAAGCTCGTAAAAAAGCTGATGACGAAGCCGCTAAGAAAGAAGTTGGTGAGTCAGAAGAGCTAGATGAAGAAACAGCACGTATCCTTCAATTAGCCGGTGTTACAAACGAAGCACAAAGTGCCGCACAAAAAGCCGCATTTGCAAAAATGATTGCTAAGAAGAACGGTGACAAGCCAGCCGAAGATAAAGCTGACGACAAAGACGACAACAAGAAGCCAGATGCTGACGGCGACGGTGTACCAGACTGGGCAGACAAAGACAAAGAAGTTAAGGAAGAAGCTCCTGCAACTAACTCTGTATTTGGCCAAGGCGTGTATGAAGGCGAAGCATACACAGACGAACTAGGTCGCATTATGAAGCTATCTGGCTTTGCCGAAAGCAAACTAATGAACAGCCCAGAAGGCACTTCAATGAACGAGCCAACTGAGTTTGATAGTTTGCCAAGCGGTAAAGGTGATGGCGCTGGTAATAAAGCATACGGTGCAAATCGCGCTAACAACCAAGGCGAAAACCCAATGGGTCTTGAAGAGTCTACTATTGAGCAGAAGTTCCAAGACGCAATGGGCGAATATAGAAAGTTTGTTGCTGAGTCTATCAGCCGCAAGAAGTAATTAGGAGGCCAAATGGCTCTCGAAAATACTTTTGTAAAGACACCTTTCAAAGTAGAGAAGTTCACGGACGCTCATGTCCGTGAACTTGCCATCTGTGCCACAGACCCAGTTTACTTCATTGACAACTATTGTTGGGTACAGCACCCTACTAAAGGTAAAGTAAAATTTAAACTGTTTGATTATCAGCGCGAACTCATCATGTGTTACCATGAGAATCGCTACAGTATTAACATGCTAGGTCGTCAGATGGGTAAGACTGCATGTGCCGCCGCTTACCTTGTATGGCGTGCTATGTTTATGGCAGATCAAACTATTCTTATTGCCGCACACAAGTTTGCAGGCGCACAAGAAATTATGCAACGTGTTCGTTATACATACGAAACACTTCCTGAATTTTTAAAAGCTGGTGCTACAAGTTACAATAAGGGTAGCATTGACTTTGATAACGGTAGCCGTATTATCTCGACTACTACAACAGAAACAACTGCTCGTGGTATGTCATTGTCCTTAATTTATTGTGACGAGTTTGCATTCGTTAAGCCACGTATTGCAAGTGAGTTTTGGACTTCTATCTCTCCTACACTATCAACTGGTGGTAAGTGTATTATTACAAGCACTCCTAACCAAGACGATGACCAATTTGCTCGCATCTGGAAAGATGCTACTAAGAACATTGACGACTATGGTAATACACAAAAGCTAGGCCGCAACGGCTTTGCAAGTATCAAGTTTATTTGGAGCGCACATCCTGACCGCGACGAAGCATGGGCGGCAACAGAACGTGTCAAGATCGGCGAAGAACGATTCTTACGAGAACACGAATGCGAATTCGTTATTGCTGACGAAACGCTAGTCAACTCAATGAAGTTGATTACAATGGAAAGCAAAGACCCAAATGGTAAAATGGGTCAAGTTCGCATTTACAAGTATCCACAACAGCAAAGCGCATACGTTATTGGCTGGGATCCAAGTTTAGGCACAGGCGGAGATCCAGCCGCTATTCAAGTGTTTAAGCTACCCGAACTAGAACAAGTAGCCGAATGGCAACATAACAAAACTGATATCCAAGGACAGCTTCGCACACTTGTTTCTATTTTAAAGTGGATGCAAGATGAAACTAAAGGCAACGTTGAACTATACTGGTCAGTTGAAAATAACACCATTGGCGAAGCGGCCTTAATTAGTATTCGAGAATTTGGGGAAGAACACATCCCGGGTACGTTTGTACAAGAAATTCGCCGTGCTGGCCAAAGTCGCGGACGCAGAGGGTTTAACACTACACACAAGACTAAAATTACAGCGTGTATGCGTTTAAAGAACTATGTTGAAAGTGATAAGATGACAATTTATTCTCATAACTTGTTGCGCGAACTAAAGAACTTTATTGCTCGTGGTGCAAGTTTTGCAGCCAAAGAAGGGGAAACCGACGACCTAGTTATGGCAACTATTTTAGTGCTACGTATGACAGAAGTTGTTATGACCTGGGATACTGGCACGTATGACAGGCTTGTAAATGCAGGCACAGATGAAGTATTAAGACCAATGCCAATTGGCTTCCTATAACTAAATAAGACTATGCCTACAAGAGAACAACTAACCAAAGAACTAGCCGCTACAGTAGCAGGGGTAAGCCACAATTCTACATTTAAAGATGTAGACGGTAAAGGCACTCTTGACCAAGAGCAAGCAGTTTATCAATACGTACCAGATCAAAACATTATGGTCATGGTCAACTACGACAACACTGATGTTGAAGTATGGTACGATCCAAGTACTACAGATGTGGAATGGTTCAAGACTGAATTCAAACCACGTATCCAAGCAGTTGCTAGACGTTATTTGTACGGCACAACTATCCGTAGCTACGAAGGTGAGATTGAACCGAAGAAAATGGCTCACCGTACTGAAACAGTCACAGAAGGCCGTAACAGTTTAAAGATCAGCTACCATCCATTGGGTAGTACACAGATCCGTTTGGCTCACACTAAGTCAGTAACTGAGGAAAAACCTGGCGCACGTAGCCGAAACATTCAAGCCTTATTTGTGGAAAAAGATGGCGAGCGTTTTCGTTTCCCATACAACCACTTGTTAGGTGCTCGTGTTATGGCGTTGCACGTTGAGTCTGGTGGTAAGCCTTGGGACGATCTTGGTACCAAAATTGTTGAAATCTCTCGTCGCCGCAAAGACATTATGGAACTTCTACGCTGGAGCAAGCGACTAGAAGAAACGGACCAAGTGTCCAACATTCGTAGTCGTGGTAAAAGCGAAGTCATTATGTTAAAGCGCATGATGGAACGTGCCGCACGTACAGGTGACCTAAGTGGCATTGTCGAATACCAACTTCCAGCCAACGAACCAGGCCAAGCACCAATCAAACCAAACGACATGGTGTCTGAAGCAGTTGCTGACCTTGAAACATCCTTAAATCGTCTGTTTGGCTAATTTGTCCGAAATACGGCTAAAAAGCCTCTTGCTTTAATCTACAGTCATAAGTACAATACAACACATGCACAATAGAAACGCATGTGTTGTTTTAGTCCGCAATAGGGCTTAACACTCAAACTTAACTCAATAAAGGTAAAACATTATGGCAACATTAGCAGAAATCCGCGCTCGACTAGCCGAGCAAGCACAAAAATCCAGTGGTACTAAACAAGGTGGCGGAGACAATTCCATTTACGCACACTGGAACATCCCCGAAGGCACTTCAGCCACACTTCGATTCCTCCCAGACGCAGACGAAACAAACACATTCTTTTGGCGTGAACGTCAAATGATCAAGATCCCATTCGCTGGTGTCGCTGGTCAAGACGAAAACAAAAAAGTCTTTGTGCAAGTACCTTGCGTTGAAATGTGGGGTGAAACATGTCCGGTACATGCCACTATCCGCCCATGGTTCAAAGATCCTAACATGGAAGCACTTGGCCGCACATACTGGAAGAAGCGTTCTTACGTTTTCCAAGGCTTCGTTGTTAACAGCCCAATGGAAGAAGAAAGCGTTCCAGAAAATCCAATCCGTCGCTTTGTGATCAGCCCACAAATCTTTACGCTTATTAAGCAAGCGTTGATGGATCCTGATATGGAAAATATTCCAACAGATTACCAAGCGGGTACAGACTTCCGTTTGAACAAGACACAAAAAGGTGGTTATGCTGACTACTCTACATCTGGTTGGGCTCGTAAAGAGCGTGGCTTGAATGAAGAAGAACTTCAAGCAATCGCTACACATGGCTTGTTCAACTTGAACGACTTTATGCCAAAGCGTCCAGGCATCGACGAACAAAGAGCAATCTTTGAAATGTTCGAAGCTTCTGTTGAAGGCAAGTTGTACGATCCAGAGCAGTGGGGCAAGTTCTATCGTCCAAGTGGCGTACAGATTGCCAACGCACCAGCTGGTGAAGCAGACGAGGATACTCCAGCACCTAAGGCTGCACCTGCACCTGCTCCTGTAGCAAGCAAGCCAACACCTGCTCCACAAGCAGCCGCTCCTGCTCCAGCAGCCGACGCCGGCGCAAAGCCAAGTGTTGACGACATCCTAAAGATGATTCGTAGCCGCCAACAATAATTGGCACTGGGAGAGCATGACGCTCTCCTAATTCATCTTAAAGGATTATAATGGCAAAAGCATTTGACGTATCAAAGTTTCGTAAAAGCATTACGAAATCAATTGAAGGCCTATCTATCGGCTTTAACGATCCAACTGATTGGATCTCAACTAACAACTATGCACTAAACTATCTTATCAGCGGCGACTTCAATCGCGGAGTACCAATGGGTAAGGTTACAGTTTTTGCTGGTGAATCTGGTGCAGGTAAGTCATTTATCTGTTCTGGTAACTTGGTTAAGAACGCACAAGAGCAAGGCATTTATGTTATCTTAGTAGATACAGAAAACGCTCTTGATGAAGCATGGTTACATGCACTTGGTGTTGACACAAGTGAACAAAAGCTACTAAAGCTAAACATGGCAATGATCGATGACGTTGCTAAAATGATTACAGACTTTGTTAAGGAATACAAAGCTATTCCAGACACAGATCGTCCAAAGGTTCTGTTTGTTATTGACTCGTTAGGTATGTTGCTAACACCAACAGACGTTAATCAGTTCCAAGCAGGTGACTTAAAAGGTGACATGGGTCGTAAGCCTAAGGCACTTGCGGCATTGGTTCGTAACTGTGTAAACATGTTTGGTGACTTAAACATTGGTATGGTTGTAACTAACCACACTTATGCGTCACAAGATATGTTTGACCCAGACGATAAAATCTCAGGTGGGCAAGGCTTCATCTACGCTTCATCTATCGTTGTTGCTATGCGTAAGCTAAAGCTCAAAGAGGACGAAGACGGCAACAAAATTTCAGAAGTTAAAGGTATTCGTGCCGCATGTAAAATCATGAAGACACGTTATGCTAAACCTTTTGAATCTGTGCAAGTTAAGATTCCTTACGAAACAGGTATGAACCCATACTCGGGTCTTGTTGATCTAATCGAAGGCAAAGAAATGTTGAAGAAAGAAGGCAATAGCCTTATCTATACAACAGCCGACGGTGAAGTTATCAAGAAGTTCCGCAAAGGTTGGGAACGCAACGATGATGGTTGTTTAGATACAGTTATGGCTGATATTACAAACAATCCGCACGTATTCGACAAGAGCACGCCTGTAGAGGCACCTGAAACAGTCGAGGAATAAATGGCACTTGACCATGAAAAATGGTTGCTACAGCAAGGTGTAAAGATCACGGGTCGGCACACCTTGCGCCGTTGGGAAGATCCTGGTTATATGAATTGGGCCAGCGATCGAGAAGACGGCCGGATTGACTGGTCTGAACGTTATGTTGCAAGAGAAGAACAAGTGTATACCGTCGAACTTGACGAACGTACAATTGAAAGATTGGAACGTATGGAAGCAGATATACATCATGCAATAGATTTTGCCAATCGCAAATATACAGCTCGAACCTCAAGCGGATACACAGGTGGTCCAAGCGATGTAACCCAATTCTTTATTGACAACAAAGAACGTCATTTAGAATTGCTACATGAAAACTCGATGTACCGAGATGCTTGGAAAGAGTTTCAATCCATTCGAGTGCTACTTGGCGAAACTCCCCATTGGCCTTAACAGCAATTTCTGTTACAATATGCTATGCTAATTAAAGATCTAATCGAACAACTCCAAACTTTATATGAGCAGGAAATGATCCATGCTGATGTCATGGGTGATCCGGAGATTATGATTGACTGCTTTAAGCGAGTTGAGCAAGGTGTATTTCACTATGCTGGCTTTAGTAAAGATGTTAGCATACAGCGAAGTGATGACGGCGTATATCTTATCTTAAATGCATTTGCAGAAGAAAAATAATATGAGAGTAATGACATTTGGTTGTAGCTTTACCAAGTATCATTGGCCTACCTGGGCCGATATTGTGCTCAAGCAAGCAGATTTAGAAGGATTTGAAACTGATAATTGGGGCCACTCTGGCGGAGGCAACTTGTTTATTGCAGTACAAGTTCAGCATGCAATAGCATCGGGTTTACTTAAAGCCGGCGATCATGCTTTTATTTCCTGGACCTCTTTTGCAAGAGAAGATAGAATAGTAAATAACAGCTGGCTCATGGCCGGTAACATTTTTAATCAAAGTGTGTACTCGCAGGACTGGGTAGAAAAATTTGCAGATGTTGAATTTTACACGATTAGGGATTGTGCATTGATTAATGCAACACGCCTGGCATTGGAAAGAGTAGGAGTTACGCAAACAATACTCAGTATGACACAAACTGAACCATTCTTTCGGAACGACAATCCTTGGACCAAAGAGGCTAATCTGAAAATTGAAAAGTTGCTTGACATTTTTAAACCTCACTACGATTGTAAACCAATTTTAGAAGTACTAGGATACCCTCCTCCGGTCACTGTGCAAGTTGCAATGTCAAAGGATAATCCCAAAGACGTTTATACAGACACTCATCATCTTCCTGGTAGCATGTTAGCTTATGTTAAGCAAGAAATATGTAAACTACAGATTCCATGGTTAACAGTCATAAAACCAGAAGTTGAATCCTGGACTATCGAATGGGATAGTAAAATTAAAACAGCTCCAAAGCCTTTGCAAATTTCAGACTATCCATTCACTCCTTCTAAAAATCAACAATGGGGTATATTGTGATTAAAAAACTTATGCAACGATTAGGACGACACCGTGTTATCATGGATCGTCGTGCAGATGAACCACTACTAGAAAGATATTATGTTTTCCTTAAAGACAGAACACGGTTT